CAGGAGGAGGTGTAAACCTTTCAACTGATTCACTTTACATTAAATCAAATGACGGTGAAGCAACTGATATAGTTGCAAACTTTAAAGTGTACAAACGTAGTGCAACAGGTGCAACAACTATAACTTCTAGTGCAGTTACAACACAAGCATCTAGTGGTACAGCATCATTTACTCTTCAAGAGTCAATTGTAGGCAGTGCAACACTAGCAAGTGCAGTAACAATTTCACAAGCAGTTGATGGCGATGCAGGAGATGCTGATCATATTGCAGGCGCAATTAACTCAGCAGGACTTACAAATGTAAGTGCAAGTGTTGATAGTTCCAACAGAGTTGTGATTTCACACAACAAAGGCGGTGATATTAGAATTAAAGACACAAGTGGTCATTTAGCACAAATTGGATTTAGTACAACTGATACTACAAACCTATATACTGCTCCAGCAGGCGATACAAGTGCAGACTTTATTGCTACAAATTGGAAAGTATTAAGTGCAACAAATGGTCCAAATGCTCCTACAGCATTAGCAGTGAATGGTACATTATGGTACAATTCGGTTGTTGATGAAGCAGACATTATGATTCACAATGGTACTACTTGGGTAGGTTATCAAGATGCATCTAGTCCGTATTTTGCGGCGGCGGCAGGCGATAAGACTGACCCTGCAGGACCAATTGTAAGTGCAACTGAACCAGCGGCACTAACAGGACAGTCAGATGGAACTGCACTTAAAGATGGCGACATTTGGATTAACACAACAAACATTGACAAGTATCCAGAGATATATAGATGGTCACATGCAAAACAAGTTTGGGAATTGTTAGATTCAAGTGATCAAACTACTCAAGATGGTGTACTTTTTGCAGATGCACGTTGGTCAACAGCAGGTGCAAATAGTAAAGAAGCAACTATTGCTGATTTACTTACAAGTAACTTCTTAGACTTTGATGCTCCAGATCCTGCACTATATCCAAAAGGCATGATTTTGTTCAATACACGTAGAAGTGGCTTCAATGTTAAGAAATTTGTACGTAACTATATTGACTTAACAGCAGACAACGGACGCTTTCAAGCAAACAACGCAGACGAGCCTATGTCGGCTTACTATCCACATAGATGGGTAACAGAGTCAATGAACAATGCAGACGGTTCAGGTAAGTTTGGACAATCAGCACAAAGAGCAGTTGTTGTACAAGCAATGCAATCAATGATCAATAGCAATCAAGATATTAGAGATGATGAATCAAGAATCTTTAATTTAATGGCGGCTCCAGGTTATCCAGAACTAATTGGCGAAATGATTTCACTAAACTTTGATAGAGGCTTAACAGCATTTATCGTAGGTGATTCACCAGCAACATTAGATTCAAGTGCTACTGCACTTAACGAATGGGGCACAAACGTTGCTCTTGCTGTTGAAGATAATGCAGATGGCTTAGTAAGCAGAGATGAATACTTAGGTGTTTACTATCCATGGGGCTTTACAAGTGATAACGCTGGTAACAACATTGTTGTTCCGCCAAGTCATATGATGCTTAGAACTATTGCATTAAGCGATCAAGTTTCATTTCCATGGTTTGCTCCAGCAGGAACAAGACGTGGTGGTGTAACAAACGCTACAGCAACAGGATACATTGATAAGGAAGGCGAATTTGTTTCGATTGCACTTAATGAAGGTCAGCGTGATACGTTGTTTGGAATTAGTGTAAACCCAATTACGTTTATTACTGGTGCAGGACTTGTATGTTTTGGTCAAAAGACTAGAGCAAAAAATGCTAGTGCATTAGACAGAGTTAATGTTGCAAGACTTGTAATATACTTGCGTAGTCAACTTAATAAACTTGCTAAACCTTATATCTTTGAGCCAAATGATAAGATCACACGTGATGAGATCAAACAAGCGGCTGAAAGTTTAATGTTAGAACTAGTAGGTAGCAGAGCATTATACGATTACATAGTAGTTTGTGACGAATCAAACAATACACCTAGTAGAATTGATAGAAACGAACTATATTTAGATATAGCAATTGAACCAGTTAAGGCTGTGGAATTTATTTACATTCCATTAAGACTTAAAAACACAGGGGAGATTGCAGGATTATAATTCATAAAAAGAGCCCCTGAAATATGGGGCTCTTGAATGATAAATACTTGTAACAGGAGTAAAACATTATGGCAATTTCAACACTCTCAAAAATTACAGTACCACTAGCGAGCGACGCATCTGCATCAACACAAGGTTTGTTGATGCCAAAACTACAGTATCGCTTTAGAGTGACACTTGAGAATTTCGGTGTATCAACACCAACAACAGAATTAACTAAACAAGTTATTGATGTAACAAGACCAACAGTAAACTTCGAAGAATTAGAAATTCCAGTTTACAACAGTAGAGCATACCTAGCAGGACGTCCTACTTGGGAACCAATTACATTAAACTTAAGAGAAGATGTAAACAACAGTGTACAAAAACTAGTTGGTGAACAACTTCAGAAACAATTTGACTTTTTCGAACAGTCAAGTGCGGCATCAGGTATTGATTACAAATACACTACACGTATTGAAATCTTAGATGGTGGTAACGGTGCTAACACACCAGGCGTACTAGAAACATTCGAGTTATACGGTTGCTTTATACAAAACGCAAACTATAACACACTAGCATATAGTTCAAATGAACCAGTAACTATTGCACTTGCAATGCGTTATGATAATGCTATACAAACACCAACAGGTGAAGGTATTGGTACAGCAGTTGGTAGAACTATTAACAGCCTAGTAACAGGCGGTGGCGGAATATAATAAACCGCATAATATTGCCATAGTATTATAAAAGGGTGGCTTAGGTCACCCTTTTTCATTTTATACGCACTTTTCTTTTAAGGATAAATATTTATATGGCGAACATACTTAATGGATTCTTAAATAACGTTTTACAGGGAGCATTAAACCCTGGTGGTAATTTAAAAGATTATCAACATGCTTCTCGACTATTTGTTGACGATGGTTTTAGGCTTGCACCTAAAACAAAATTTTTATATCATTGTGTATTCGAATTAAGCGATGAAGCAATGAAAGTTATTCCACAATTAGATCAAAGACACAAACAAGAAATTAATATGCTTGTTAAGCAAGTAGATTTACCTAAGTTTAGTATACAGACAGCAACTAAAAATATGTATAATCGAAAAAAGAATCTTCAAACAAGCATTGAATATGATCCAGTCAATATTACATTTCATGATGATAACATGGGATTGACTACTACACTTATGGAAGCATATTATAGATTTTATTTTAGAGACGGCAATCATCGTAGCGAAGGAGTAAGTCCGCCATATAATCCTAGGAATACTTATGGAAATTCTATATCACAAAATTATAGATACGGGTTAGACAACGATCATAAAGCACCTTTCTTTAACAAAATAACCATCTATCAAATGGCTAGACATGAGTACTTGGGATATACTCTAGTAAATCCTATGGTAACTGGTCTTACACATGATCAAATGGATAGCGGAGATAATAGTACACCTTCACAAAACCAAATTAGTATTGCTTACGAAGCAGTATTCTACAGCAGAGGTCCAGTAGGAGAAAATAGTCCTAAAGGATTTGCAACTGCACATTATGATAAAACACCTAGTCCTCTTACAATAGGTGGCGGTGGTACAAGTAGCCTATTCGGTGGCGGTGGTGTTCTTGGCGGAATAAGTGATGTTCTAGGAGATATAGCAGGCGGACAATTCAATCTAGGAACTGCACTTACAGCATTTAACACTTTTAAAAATGCAAAAAATTTAACAAAAGAAGGTTTGCGTGAAGAAGGATTTAATATATTAAAAGGTGCAATCACAAATATAGGTAAGGAAAACGTTGGCGGATTAAGTAATATTAATATACCAAAAACTTCAGGCAACGGAGGAAGTGCGTCAGTGACAAGTACAAACGGAGGATCTGTTAATACTAGCAGTGCAATTTATTCTGATAGAATTATGCAAGCGGCCGCTAATAATAATACAACAGCAGGTGTTAGTGCAAGTAGTAGTAATTTAGATGCTTTCGGTGGTGCTGGAGCAAACGTAGGCACTTCTACATCAGTTGGTTCTAGTTCAGGATCAACATTACAAGCAGAAAGAAATGGACCATAATGGCAAGCACAGGTAGTTACAAATTAGAACCAGTTGATAGTTCTGCAGAAGTAAAAGAGTTTTTTGACAAATACTTTACTGATCCAATATCTTACAGTGCAACACAAGTTGATTCTGTTGTAGGGTTTTTTCTTAAAAGAGGCTTCCAAGAAAATTCAGCAACTGGAGTAGCAACAGTTTTGTTACAACAAGCAAAAATAGACAATGTAAATGTTTATACCTTGCTTGACACATTAAAAGGTTTGACTGATGTACAAATTAGTTCTTTAGTAGGAGAGATTGTCAACTACAACAGATCTAAAGTTAGTGTAATAGGATTTAAAACAACAAACTCTATAACTAGACAAGAATCACGCAACATAGTGGTATAGATCCATGGCACGGTTCGCTCAAGGAAAATACAACCTTAAAAATCCAGACAAGTATATAGGCAACAGAACTCCTACTTATAGAAGTAGTTGGGAATTTGCATTTATGAAGATGTGTGACGAACATGCTTACATTCAAGCATGGGCAAGTGAAGCAGTCAAAGTACCTTATAGAAATCCATTGACAGGAAAACATACAATATACGTTCCTGATTTTTTTATTGCGTATGCTGATCGCAATGGTAAAAGACGTGTAGAAATAATTGAAGTCAAACCCGAAAACCAAACTCTTAAAGAAAGATTAGGCAGAAGCAAACACAATCAAGCATCTTGGATTGTTAATCAAGCAAAATGGGAAGCCGCTAGAGCATGGTGTAAACAAAAAGGTATGTATTTTCGTATTGTTACTGAAAATGATATTTTTCATCAAGGAAAAAGAAAATGAACATAGATGAATATAAACAAAAAATGTTTGCTATAGCAAACCGCTATGATAAAAGAGCAAGGGGTGCAAAATATATTAGACAATGGGATATACACTATCCAGAAAAAGAATACATGGTTAAAAAAGCAGAAGAATTTGGCATGCTTGACAATGTAAAAACAGCAATTGATATAGGCACTGGTGTAGGAATGTTACCATACTTGCTTATGCAAAAAGGCATACACGTTGAAGCAACTGATGTTGACGAAGAACAAACAGGTCCAATGTACAAACAATGCTGTGATATCATTAATTTGAAAAGACATCATTTATGGATTG